TTCTTTGGAAGAATCTATTCAATTTACCAGTATCCTTTAACCACCCCTTTCTAGTGATACTGTTTGATCCAATCAAATACTTTGAACTTATACCATCAACGGAAGAAATTAGACCCTTGTTTTGAGAGGATTGACCAATAATGAGATCATCAATTTCAAATGGTATCTTTGATCTTACCCTCAAGTATTCATTTTTAAGATCATAAGATTGAACAACACCTACGTTATCATCTTGAGCAATAATCACCTCACCTGCTCTAAATGAATCTTTTTCTAGCTCAATATCAAATAATGGGAAGTAAGATTCTGGAGTTACAGTACCAAAAGAATCAAAACTATCAAAATTTCCTGGATTTTCTCCAGGTTTTAAATATTCTCCCAAGTTGTATGTAATTGTTGGGTTGTCTCCACCCAAATCTGGGTCTACTGCAGTTAATGTAAATAAAGCATATCCGTAGTCTGCAGAATTAAATCCTTTTGGATTAGATACTATTGTATCAGTATTTGTATTCTCAACAATTACTTTATCTCCAACTCTGAACGGATAATCTGCAGTGCTATTAAAAGTAACTGCAAAACCAATTACAACGTTATTAGTACCACTATTATAAGAAATATCCTGAATTCTAACCCCATTTGGATTATTAACTGGAAGAATTTTTGGAGTTACGTTGTAAAGACCAGTAGTATTTCTTACAATAGTTACCTCAGTATCACCAATCTCATAATCAAGAGAAACTTCAGTATTTACTCTTCCAGTAAATCCGTCAAGAACTACTAATTGTGGTGGAATGAAATAGTTTACACCTGGGTTTGTAATCTTAATAGATTGGAATTTAGATAGAGGTTCAATTTTATAAGTATATGGGAATTGTGCAATAGGACGAAGTGTTTTATCGGGTGGATAATCAAATCCAATATCAGTTAGTACAACAGAGTTTACTTTTCCTATCGTTGTACTAGTGGGCAAGAAGATTGCTCCTGTTCCACCAGCACTAACAACCTTACTGACATTTGGGAGGGTTCTATATCCACGACCAATAGAATCCAATACAACTTTATCAACAGGACCAATTGCAGTTTCTGATGTAGTGCTATAAGTTATTTTTGCCTCATTATTTGGATATATAGGTCTTTCTGGCGTCTCTCTAAGAGTATAATCAAAGCTAGTTGTAGTTACACCAGTAATACGTGTAGTAACATTGTACTTACTATCAATAATTGATAACTTATTAGAATTTTTAATGTTAAATTTATCATTAATAATTCCTAACTTGTCTTCAGATGCACCATTATATTCAATTGGTGTTAAAGTATAATAAAGGTTATTTGGAACAGAATCACTAATAATTAATTCTAATTTTGCTCCTGGTTCACCAATAATTCCAGATGTCTTTACTGCAAATGTATTAACATCTGTTGGTACTTCTCCACCAAGGAAGTCAAAAGTTTGAATTATTTTTTCACCATAGAAAAATTCATCTGTCAACTCTTCATTACTATATAATGAGAAGTTAAATGCTGGTAGAGAATTTGCAATAAGAGTTTGATCTGACAAATCAAATATAACTGTAGAGTCTCTAACTCCAGTTATCTCTGGATTAATAGAACTAAGTTTACCAAATGATTGTGTACTAATATCAACAATTTGAACATCTTTATCTGAAGAAATTACTTCATAGTAGTAATCCGATAAAGAAATTGTATCATCATCTAATTTAATAACATAATAAATTTTTGAGTTAACTAGTCCTTGTGGGGGAGATGCCGAGTTAAAGATTACTTTCTCACCATTTCTAAACCCGTGCTCAGGAATGCTAATAGTATTTCTATTGATATCAACGTCACTATCAATAAAATTCTTTGGATTGACAAGCATACGACGATTAAGATCATCGTATGCAATTGTTATTGATGTTTGAATACCAGAAATTACTTTGATTTTAACTAAATCAGAATCTAATAGTCCGTGCTCAGCATCAGTATGAACTGTTGCAGTCTTTTTGTAAACATCACCACTAATTGTTAACTCTTGATTCGTAGTAAAACTATGAATTTCTCCGCCACCATAGTCACTAAATGTGTATAGTTTTAAAGCATCAGATCCAACACCAACAAATCCACCAGTAGATCCTACACCAACTTTTTGAGTGGATATTCCAATAAAATTATTATCATATGCAGCAATATAAAGTTTTTCATTATCTTCTAAGGGGAACGTTGTCGATGCAATACTTACACTAATTGCTGTTCCCCCAGATCCAACATTGTATGTAAGAAGATCATTAGTTCTAAATCCATGACCTGGAAGATAAATTGTATTTACATTTGTGCGAACAAGAGATTCTTGAGATAATCCAGTATTAGACAAATAAAGAAGTCCAGATTTAGTCTCAACTCTCGTAAGAGCTGTTCCTTGAGTACCATAATACGTACTCATCAAGACACCTTGCTCTACTTGAGCACCCCAAACATATACTGTAGGGGAACTATTCAAAGTGAGAGATTGTGTTCCAAGAGTACCGATCTTAAACGTATGTTGACCAGCATTGGTAAATGTCTGAAGAGAGTATCTTCTCCAATCACTAGTTACAGTAACTTTTTGACTATGGTATGTTAGTCCATCGTCAAGGATTATGTAAATCTCTTCCCCACCATTCTGTCCTCTTAAGAAAACAGATGCAACATGATCATCAGCTGATAAACCTACAGAGGAATACTGAAGACCAAATCCATCAACATTACCTGTAGTTGCACCAAAAGATACTTTAGCTGCTTCTAAAGACCCATCAGGAGAAGATGCATTATAGTATGAAACACTTCCTGTTCCGACTCCAACAGTATAGTAATCCCATTGCGTACTGATACCAGTGGGAACAGGATCAGAATAAAGGAATAAGTTTTCTGCAGGTATAATTATAGATTCTCTAGGATCAAAGTAATAAGATCTATCTAAACTATACTCTGTAGATGTAGAGAACCCAGTATTAATTGTTAACTTCCTAGTCTGTTCTTTAAGATCTGATCCAGTAGTATGAACACCACTAATTCCATTAATTTCTCTTTGTACCTTTATTCTTGAATCTGAGGGGAATACATTCAATACTCTGATTAACTCAGAATTAATCAAATATAGATCATTTACAGATAATGTTGGGAATGTTAGATTTCCAGATACATTAAAGTAAGTAACGATTCCAGATGCTGTAGCATCACCAATAGTATTTGAAAGTACTAATGTATTTGTAGTGACTCCGATTGGATATGTTTTACCAAATTGAGTTGATAAAATATTAACATTTTGGATAGATACTATGTCTCCATCTTTGTATCCATGAGATGTGCTACCAAAACCAACAAATCTTCCATCACTCTTGAACGGAGAAAATTGAACATTTTCTAACACAAATTCATTATATTGAATGTTATCAACCGTCTTACCACTCAGTTCTGAGATTTGTGCGTATGCACCAGAACCCCCTGTGTTTTGATTATCAAAGAAAATTTGATCAGAAAGAGAATAGTTATCTCCAGAAGACACAACCACTAGATCAATTACCTGTCCAGCACTAATATCTTCGATTTTAGTAAATCCTTCGGAGAAATCATCTGGTTGTAAAAATCCAGAATATCTTGTTCTCTTGTTGAGAAGACCCAAGTGACCTGTATATCTAATCCAAGAACTATCATTAATGTTGTAAAATAATGTATTGGATAATCTATCAAAATTGTAAGAAATTGGTCTAGACTTGTAACTATCCCCAATAGCATATGGGAATACAGGTTTTCTATAACCGTTTAGTGGGCCACTAGATTCAATGGTAGAGTTAATAGTTGCAAAATAGGCGTAAACACCATCTGGATATTCTGGAGTTTTACAATATCTTCCATTATGAATATCTAAATCTCCATTTCCAACATATCTATAATCTTCTAAAAATATTCCCGCTGGAAATTGAGATGTAGATGGTCTATTTGGTTTTAGATCCAAACTATAGCTAGATTGTAATCTTTTTATTGCACCACCTTCTTTATCTGCATATCCATAAGGACCATAAATTGGATGACCATCATATGCCCAACCAATAATTGGAGAATGGTACAATACCGCATTAGTATCATTCTCAATGTCATCTCTATAAATTGTATTTCCA